TGTACAGCTTGCTATGCCGGTTATGGAATTATCTTTGATGGGGAAAGAGTTAAAATTGACAAGTGCTTATTTTGTAATTGATGAAACTTAATGAAATTCTTATCATTGGCGGTGCATTGGTCGCAGCTTTGGTTCTTTCAAAGGATAGAAAGTTATCATCAACGTATTCACTGCCTCAAATTACAAATCCCGTTAGTAATATTATTACTCAAATTAAAAGTGAACCAGTACAAAAAACGACTTCACTTTTAGAAAACATTTTACCAACACCAATTTCAGTACCAACACCAGAACCAATTATAATTGCAGCATCAATACCGCAACCGGCTAGGATAAATGAAATTCCATTGATCAACAGATACCTTTTAGCTAGATTTCCACAATGGAATACTCTATTAAATCCGCAAGTTAATTTAGCAAGAGTTGGGGCAGATATTGTAAACACCACTAGGGCAATTGGTAATCAAAGAACATTAACAAAACTAGCGACAGCCTATTTCAGTAATGAAAGTGTCTAAAAACGCCGATATGGTTAAATTGGTTAACTGTATTCGTTAAGTATGGTTTCACTTAATTCCATTTTAACTTTGGGCGTTTTAGGGGGCGCAGCATTATTATATTTTAAATATGGCGGTCTTGGCGGTATTGGTCAAGCATTGGGCGGCGCTGTAAGTGGTTTCGGTTCAGGTGTAACACAAGGGTTAAACAAATTTGGAAATCTTGTTACAACTCCTGAAAGTAATGCACCAAATACTGCAGCTAGAGTTGTTGAACAATTACAATTAGGGGAATATGTAACCCAAACACCTACTGACCAAACAGGCGATACAGGATTAACATCGCCACAAAAAAGTGCTTTAACTTTAGCCGGATTTGTAGCAGAAAATAATTTGGGTGGAACAATTAATTTAAGAACTTCTGCATTACACAATAAATATGGTATTCAACCTTTAGATTTTACTTTTGATGGTAGCGGTGGAATTAATACGGGTCGAGTTGGTGTATCTGATGCAACATTAGCTGCGCAATCTCAATTATCTAAACAATATGGTATTCCAACTTTTGATACTGTTGGAAATTTATCGACCTTTGGCGGTTTGACGACAGCTAACCCTTACGGTAATTATGCTAATCCAGATTATCCGGTGACTTCATAATGGCTAGTGCAAAACAATTAGCAGCAAGAAAAAAGTTTGCTCGTATAATGAAATCAGGCGGCTTTAAACGAAAATCGGCTAAAAAATCTGGTCCTAAACGCAGGAAATCGACAACAACACGACGAAAAACAACAACTACTAATAAGAGGCGTACACCAAGAAAGAGTATGGTTAAACGTAGAACATCAATCCGTAGAAGATCATCTTCAATGGGTCGAGGTATTGGTTCTAGTTTGAAAACCGGTGTCATTGGCGATGTTGTCAAAGGAATCGGCGCAGGAAGTTTGGTATCTTTAGTTATGAGTAGGGTTGCCCCTAATAGCTCAATAACTCCGATAGCTAGTACTGGCGCTGCGTTTCTAACTGGCGGAATCGTTGGCGGTGCAGCTAACTTAATTCTAACAGGTGGGTTATCCCAACTTGGCGGAATGTTTGGCGGCGGTGCTTCAATGCCACAAGAGGAGTTTGGAGTTTAGATATGTTGCCCGTACAAAGAACCTATGCTAGCACTATTGCAGCTTTAAACGCCCCAGTTTTCATGGTAGACAATCAAACAACTCTCAATAGCTTTCTAACTTTAACTCCCAATGTGCTACAGGACGTAGTAAATTTAATTGACCCTGCAGCAACTCAATTACTGCAATACACTTTGGTCAAGAACGGAAATGCAACTTCAGTCCGTTGTTTTTCGAGTGCAATATCAGCTACCACAGCTGGTAGAGTTCCCATAGGTCCTGTGTCCATGAGTTCTGGGTCATACCAGTGGCAAGCAGTTCAAACTGTTGGCGCATTATTCAACGGTCAAATTCTTGTAAGATATGGCAGTCCGTTAAATTAGGAGTTACAATTCATTATGCCTTTTTCTAATTCTATAGTAAATAATTACCAGCTTAATTCAGGTAATGTTCCGCTATTATATCCAGTTCGTGTAATATGTCCAGCCGGTGCAACTACTGGGATTTCATTCCCAGACCAATTCTTAGGTAGAGCCATAAGTCTTAAAATTTCTAATAACGATTCCGCAAATGCTGCTAGCTATGACTACAATCTTAATGGGCAATTTCAAAACTTAGCAGCATCTAATTTTTCCACTGTAGATAATACAGTTGTTAACTATCTTACTGTAATTGCTGGTGCAGCCGGTACAACATTAGTTGAAGCCCAAGTACTTCCAGCAACCAGGAAAGAAGTACCAATTGAGGTAATGGTTTAATTTTGTCCTTTGGTGGTGGGTCTAGTGGTGGCAGTTCGACAGTTGCTGCACATACTCATAACAGCACATTGAGCGGCGACGGGGGTAGTCTTTCTACAAGTTTAAGTCAAATTCAAGATACGCCTTTGTATTCTAGAATTTTAATTGGGTGCTAAAATGTTAAAAAGAAAAACAAAAGAATTCAAAATTAATAATTTGAAAAAGAAAATTGCATTATGGGAATCACTAACTTGCACTTGTAAAAAAGATGATGTGATGCAATCACACCCATTTAAAAAATGTGAGTTTTGCAGATGTAAAATTGCTTGGGATTCTGTACCAAGAGAATCATTCAAAGATAACGGTAAAACAATAAATGAAATCACTTTAGTTCGTGGCTCTTTTGAGGATGTGATAGCTTGGAAATGGGAGAACAACTAATCATGGTTGCAGGAGATGTAGTAAATGGTGTAAATCTTTCAGGCAGTTTCCAACCTGCGGTTGGTGTATCCATTTGCATAACCAGTTTGCAAGGTCTAGGTGGTGACGTTAATGCCGGTATTAGTGATGGAGTAACTAGTCAATCTAATGCATATGCATCAGGAACTGCGGGAGTTGACAAATCTTTATCTATTAAATTTTTTATTACAAATACTATTTATTTGCGTAGAGTTGGCGGGGATAATGTCGGCTATTCAGGTATTCAAATAAAATAAAAAAAGGAAATAAAGGGGTTAATCATCATCCCAGTCGATAATGATTTTACAATCGCGGCAACGAACTTGCTTAAAGTCCAGTATTGAATTACATGTGGGACAATTATAATTCATTACGCGTCGCGAATCGCGAAAATTCATTGTCTATCCCACCTAATTTGGCAAAATGTACAAAGTCCATGACCTGATATATCACAGTGCGATATTTGCCACGTGTGTATTCTGTTGGTTCCTCTTCCTTTCTTGCAGGTCATGCTTCTATCCCTATCTTACGAGCTAGTTGTCTAACTGATACAAAGATAGCTTCATCCGCTGTATCTAATCCTTGTTTGGATCTGATCTGTTCAACCATAGCCCAAAACGATACGGTCATTGTTAACGTTTTGTGTACTTTGGTTTCTCCAGTTGTTTTCTTTGGAAATCTCATAATATATCTTAAAATAATTTATATTTAACCTTACACACACACATTTGTTATTTTGAACCTAATTTCCCCCAAACAACTTTATTTACTTTTTTGCGTTGTTGGGGTTCCCCAACCCCGAGATACAATTCCCCGCAGATTGCCTTTCCCTTTTGAGGATAGATAAAGATAAGATAGTCACAAAGATAAACATAGTGGTTAGCTAGCGCATTTTGGGTTTTTTTGGGTATATTTGGGTTAGGGGGTGCAGGGGGAAAGGGTTTTAACAGTATGCATAGTGTGTAAAGTATGAATGATAATGAAATTTTCAAACTTGGTATGGCATTAATCAAAGAGGGTTATGTTATTGCAAGGAAAGGCGGCAAATCAGGAACAGAAGTCAAGATAACAGCTAAAGGAAAAAAAGCTTTAGAATTATTAGGTAATTTAGTTTGATTGAATACGTTTTAATTTTAATTGCTGCAGTGGCAGCCGGTATTAGTGGAATTATAATATCAAAAAATATCTATGGAAATAATATCATACATGGGAAAATCAAAAATAGATATGACACTTACATAACCACTTTGGAAGTTGATAACAAGAAACTACAAGGCAAATTAAATAAAATGAAAGAAAATATTTCAATTAAAAAAGAGGACTTTGATGAATCAAATCCTTTAGGGTCTATAGGGGCTTTAATTTCTAAATTTGCCCCAATGCTGCCCCCAAATTTACAGCCATTATTACAAAGCCCGCAAGCTATGGGATTTATTGAAAAGATGGTTAAAGAAAATCCGGAAAAGGTTACAGAATTAATAGGAAAGTTTGTTAAAACACCAAAAGGAAAAACTGCAGATGTTACCCCAGATATGGAAAGCGTGTAAACGTGGAAAAGAAAAAGGTAAACAGTGTACAGCTTGCTATGCCGGTTATGGAATTATCTTTGATGGGGAAAGAGTTAAAATTGACAAGTGCTTATTTTGTAATTGATGAAACTTAATGAAATTC